GTACTTCTTAAATAAAAAGAATTTACAACATACTCCTATCAATACAGAGAATTTATCATTTTCAATTTATGATTATTATCATAGACAGTATCCAAACAGGAATGATGTAAATAAATTTATTCCTATAGCTAAACATTATGAACGTTGTGAAGAGTACTTTAACCAAATAACATTTACTCAACCTTCAGAATTCTATAATAAAGCTATAGAGTGTTTCCAAGTAATAGAATCAAGTGGTATTAGTGTAAATACAGCGCTTATAGACGATTATTTTACACCTCATAATGTCTTGTATTCAATAAAAGACAATGTTATATACTCACAGTATAATGTAGATACTACAACTAAAAGACCATCAAATAGTTTCAATAGTATTAACTTTGCTGCTTTACCTAAAGATAAAAGTAGACAAGCTATTATATCTACAAATGGAAGACTAATTGATATTGATATTGATTCTTATCATCCTACTCTAATTGCTAAACAAATTGGATATGATTTTGGAGATGAATCAATTCATGATCATATGGCTCAACTATATGAAGTTGATTATAAAACAAGTAAAGAACTTACCTTTAAACAATTGTATGGAGGTATTTTTGATGACTACAAACATTTAGAGTTTTTCTCTAAAACCCAAACATTAATAGATACATTATGGAGTCAATTCAATACTGAGGGTTATATTGAATGCCCTATATCAAATCATAGATTCTATAAATCAAATTTATCTAACATGAATCCTCAAAAGTTATTTAACTATTGGGTTCAAAATTTAGAAACATCTCAAAATATTTTAATTTTAAAAGATATATTACCAATAATAAAAAACCATAAAAGCAAATTAATACTTTATACTTATGATGCTTTTTTATTTGATCTAAACAAGGATGAAGCTCATCTATTAGAAGACATATGTGATGTATTCACTAGTTATGGTTTAAAATTCAAAATGAAGTATGGACACAACTACTATGACCTTAAGCGTTTCACAACATATGTATGATAAACCCTTTGTCTTTGACCAGACAGAGTTAAACTTTGATGATGTGAGCAACAAATTATTTTGCACATTTTCGGAATTGGATGAGATTGATAACCTTATAGATGATATAAAGAGTCAATACGAAGTATTGTATAATAAAATATTTGTTCTGCAGATCAAAAACAGTGATGAATATGTCTGCACATATAATATAGATTATTCTAATCTAAACCGTATTCCTGAAAATACAATATTAGTACATAGAAAGAAAGAGACTAACACTCTTTACACTATAAATGCCTTAAATGAACTGATTAAAAAGTTAAATGGAGGTGTTGTTGATGTATCCTATCGTATCAATTGGATGCATTATCGTAATTGCATTTTATTAACCCAACATAATGAATTAAGACAATTAAATACAAAAGTGTATAAGATTGTTGAGTTGTAATTTATTGGTAACTAACGTTAACACTGAATACTTTAAGACATGGCCGTTTATAAGCTCTTAGAAGCTAGCTTGGCCTTATTAAAAACAAGTAGTATATTATATTAACAATTTAAAAACCAAATTTATGGACATTAATGCTATCAAACAGAGATTGAACTCTCTACAGCAGTCGTCGAGCTCTGGTAAAAAAGAAAAAATCGACTATTCCAAGTACTATTGGAAACCAAAACAAGAAGGTAAGTATCAAATCCGAATTGTACCTTCAGCAATCAACAAAGAAAATCCATTTCAAGAAGTGTTTGTACACTACGGATTCTCTAAATTTCCTATTTATGCTTTGACCAACTGGGGTGAAAAAGATCCTATTGTTGAGTTTGCTAAACAACTTCGTAACACAAGCGAGAAAGAAAATTGGCAATTGGCTAAGAAATTAGATCCTAAAATGCGAGTTTTTGCTCCTGTAATTGTACGTGGTGAAGAAGATAAAGGTGTTCGCCTTTGGGAATTTGGTAAAGAGATCTATATGCAATTACTTGGTATTGCTGAGGATGAGGATTATGGAGATTTTACAGATATTAATGATGGTCGTGACTTCACAGTTGAAGCTGTAACTGGTGATATTGGTGGTCGTCAAGGTATCAAGTGTTCAATTCGTGTTAAACCAAAAACATCACCACTTGGAACTGACAAGACACAACTTAAGTCTTGGTTAACTGAACAACCTAATGTTTTGGAACTTCAAAAGAAAATGAGTTTTGATGATCTTAAGAGTGTATTAGAGAAATTCTTAAATCCTGAAGCTGAATCTGATGAGGAGGAAGAAGAAGTAGCACCTGTAAAAGTTGCTAAGTCAGCTCCTAAAGATTTGCCTTGGGAAGATGATGAGGATGAGGATGAAACATTTGCTCCTAAAGCTAATTACTCTTTAAAGACAACTTCTACTAAAACATCAAAGGCAGCTAAATTTGATGCTTTGTTTGAAGACGAAGAATAAAAATTAATTAATAACTAATTATGGCTAAAAAGAAAGAATCTTTAATGACAGCAGTCTCTGAAGAAATTAAGGCTAATTTTAACCTTGATAAATTCAAAGAGAAAAAATTGCTTAACAGTACAGTTAAGTTCAAAGAACAGAAATGGATTCCATTTTCAGAAGCATTACAAGATTCAACTTCACTTCCAGGTGCAGCTATAGGTCATATTAATCTTTTAAGAGGACACAGTAATACAGGTAAAACAACAGCTTTACTTGAATTGGCAATTAATGCCCAGAAAATGGGCATTTTGCCTGTGTTCATTATTACAGAGATGAAATGGTCTTGGGAACACGCTAAACAAATGGGTTTTCAAGTTGAAGACGTTGTTGATACAACAACAGGTGAAATTGTAGATTATAAAGGTTTCTTCCTATATGTTGATAGAAGTACATTAGGTACTATTGAAGATGTAGCAGAGTTTATAGCCGACTTATTAGATGAACAAAAGAAAGGTAATTTGCCTTATGATTTATGCTTCTTTTGGGACTCAATAGGATCTATACCTTGTAAAATGAGTGTTGAAGCAAATAAAAATAATCCAATGTGGAACGCGGGTGCGATGTCACAACAATTTGGAAATTTTATTAATCAACGCTTTCCATTATCACGTAAAGAAAGTTCACCACATACAAATTCAATGGTAGCAATTAATAAGATCTGGATAGCACCAGCTGAAAATATTTTTGCTCAACCTAAAATGAAAATGAAAAATGGTGAAACAATGTTTTTAGATGCTTCAATTGTACTTACATTTGGTAACATTACTAATAGTGGTACTAGTAAATTAAAAGCAACTAAAGATGGTAAAGAAGTAGAATTCGCAGTTCGTACTAAAGTATCAGTAGATAAAAACCACGTCACAGGTTTACAAACTAAAAATACAGTTGTAGCTACAGTTCATGGTTTCATCAGTGATGACACTAAAGATATAAATGAGTATAAGAAACAACATGCTCATGAGTGGGTACATATCTTAGGAAGTCTTGATGGTATTGGTCTTACTGAAGACAAGTCTGAATGGGAAGAAAGTAAAGAAAATATCACTCTAATCGACGAAGAATAAAATGGATAAAAATGAACTGCTTAGGTTGCTTGATAATGTTCAACCTGGAGATGAAGCTAAAAAAGCTACATTCAATAAACATGATCGAATTCTTATTATTGATGGGTTAAACTTATTTTTACGTAACTTTGCAGTCATTAACTATGTTAATCAAGATGGAGTTCATATTGGAGGACTAGGAGGTTTTTTACGTTCGTTAAGTTTTTTAATTAACCAAAACACTCCTACTTCTGTTTACATTATATTTGACGGAGTTGGTTCTACTGTTAACAGGAAGAACCTTCTCCCCGAATATAAATCAGGTAGAAATTTAACCCGAGTTAATAGAAGTTCAACATTTGAAGATATAGATGAAGAAAATGAATCTAAAGTAAATCAGATATCTAGACTTATTCACTATCTAAAGTGTTTACCCGTCAAACTTATCTCACTCGACAAAGTTGAGGCAGATGACATTATAGCTTATTTATCCCGCTATATGGCCACTAAACACAACTCTAAATGTACTATAGTATCAGCAGATAAAGATTTTTTACAATTAGTAGACAAAAACATTACAGTTTACAGTCCAATTGCTAAAGAATATTACACACCTAAATTAGTAATAGAAAAATTTGGCCTGCCAGCTAAAAACTTTATCTTATATAAGACATTAATGGGTGACAACTCAGATAAAATACCTGGATTGAAAGGATTAGGACCTAAAAAGCTTTTTAAATTCTTTCCAGAGTTGCAAGAAGAAGAGATGTCTTTAGAAACCTTGTATAATATTTGTGAAGGGAAGTATAAAGAACACATTATATACTCGAGAGTGATACATGATTACGATATGTTACAGAAACATTATAAGATAATGGATTTAGGTAACCCGTTAGTGGATGAGAATGAAAAACGTTATATAGAACAAACAGTATCAGATGCTCCAGGTAAAATCCAAGCAGCTGACTTTTTGAGAATGTATAATGAAGATGGATTAGGACACACATTGAAGAATGTAGAATTTTGGATTAGGAACACATTTACAACATTAAGTAGTTTTAAATAAACAAGTTATGACATTAAGCACCTTAGCACAGTATGGATCTCATTTCCAGACTAAAGTATTATCATCATTATTGACACATAAGGAATTTTTAGTCAATATCAATGATATCTTAAGTGAGGAATATTTTGACAACAGCGCACACAAATGGATTATTAAAGAAATCCTTAAGTACTATGAAAAGTATCATGCTTGCCCTAGTATGGAGATACTTAAAGTAGAAGTTAAGAAACTAGAGAATGAAGTACTACAAGTATCAGTTAAAGAACAACTCAAAGAAGCATATAAAGCATCAGACGAGGATTTAGCTTATATAGAAGAAGAATTCTCTAACTTCTGTAAGAACCAACAGCTTAAAAAAGCACTATTAACCTCAGTAGATTTATTAAAAGCAGGTGACTATGACTCAATTAGAGGATTAGTTGATAATGCTTTAAAAGCAGGTGGTGATAAAAATATCGGACTAGAATATAGTAAAGATATTGAAACACGATACAGAGAAGAACATCGCATTACTATTCCTACACCTTGGAATATGTTTAATACTTTAATGCAAGGTGGATTAGGCAGTGGTGACTTTGGTTTAATATTTGGTAA